TATTTAGACCATATTTCTTCACGGTAAGTTCCATCTGGCATTAATGCTACAAATGAACGCTCTTCATCAGAATAGGCTAATAAGTATTTGAAGATTAACTCATATACACCAGCATATGCTGTATTTCGTTGTATCTTAGATGCACTTTGTCTTTGTGCAGAAGCAGTCAATTGGGCTTCTTTCGCTTTACCAGAAATAGCGGTCGGGTCAGGTTTACCTTGATCTGTATCACTAATACCTTGAGTAGATCGAGCATTATCATATAATACACCAACCATAGTCAATTCACCCATAATATCAGCCATAACTTGTTTAACTTGAATTGCTTGACCTTCTTGTGCACTCTCTACTTCAACAAATGTGATTTCTTCATCAGCGTCATCAATGTAGGTATCTTTTAATTTGGTTACGTATGTTTTAGATTTGGCTGATTTTTTCTCAGCTTTATTTAATAACTTATTAACACTATCTTGTGCTTCTAACGATAATTTAACTTCGGAAATACCATAAATATCTCTAGCTACTTTAATAGTTCTTTTCGGAACGAATGGTAGCTGACGAACTAAATAATGAGGAATGGCAGTGCCTTTAGGAATTACTTTGTCAGTATTTTCAGTTTCAGTATCTTGTTCATTACTATCACCACTACGAAATTTATTTTCAATAAAGTGTAAGTCTTCAGTTAATACTTCTTTTTTAGCTGCTAAATATTCAAAAGATTTTCCACCACATACTGGACATTCCGTAGCTACACCGACAGATGAATTACATTTAGTACAAGTTCTAAGTTTTCTCATACCCCACTCAATATCATTTGTTAATACTGTTAAGTTATCTTCAACATATACTAGATGTCCAACTACTCTATCTTTGTTTAAATAATAGACTTCTACTACATCAAGTAAGTCAGTACCATTATTTGGAGTAACTTGGCGATTGTATAAATCAATGACTGTAGATAACGTTAATTTTTTAACTTCAAAAATATACTCTAATTTTTTATAATCAGCTATACCTGGTTGAGGGAATACAGTATCAACTGGACAATTAAGAACCTTCGGCATACCACTACGTTCATTAGTATTATCGAATGGGTCCCACTCAACTTTTAACCAAGTTGTACCGTCAATTAGACAAGAATGCTCACTTTCATCATGAACTTCTTCCGATAACATTTTATCAATTTCATGATTAATAAGTGCCTCAGTAGCATTTACTACTACTATATCTCCATAGTATCTAGGACTCATTTTAGGACCAGGCATTAAAGATATAACTTTACTTTCTACTAATTCATAGGCGATCTTTTTTAAAGCCTTCATTTGAACTGTGGTTTCGTTACCTTCGGCATTTAACTTCATAAACTTACCAAGATAAGCATTACGCCATTTTAAAAGCTCAGCTTCATTAAGACGACCTGCATTAAACTCTTCTCTAGCTAATAAATATTTTTGGTTCCACAGTTGGACTAGGTTAGTTTCTTCATCTGTATTTGTATAGTCTTCAGCACTAGTGGTTCCTAAATATAACATAACTCGACTATCTTTTACTCTACCAACATCCATATCGTTTACTCTCCTTTTCATATTATATCACACCATATCCTCCGCCTTCTTCTTTAGGCTTCCATTTCATATTAGCACCATGCATTCTAATAAAGTCTTGTTTGTCTTTTTCACTCTTTAGCGATTTGTAGTCAGCTTCCATCTCAGGCCACCAAACAGAGTATCTTGAAAAGCGAATTGGATTTTTAGTGGGTTTCTCCATACCAGTAAGTAGGCCTACTGACTTTTTAATACCTTGAGAGAAACCATCAACTAAGTCATCATTTCCAGCAAATGGGAATGTACCTAATTCTTGTTTATAACACTGCACATAACTTAGTCCATCTTCTTCCCACACAAAGTCTTCTTTACTAGATACTAAGTGTGCTTCGCTCTCTTTAGGTAAGTAGCAGCGACCATCTCTTTGATAAGCGGCAGCAGCTTGAGCTCTAGAGTATTTGCTACCCTCAGGCTCTACTGGAACTACACTCGGAAAGTCTCTTTCAGGAATGTCAAGTTTTCTACGCCATTTCTTGATAACAGATACAATACCTGGACCATTAGCTTTATCTTCAATGTAGATAGTCTCAATTTCAGGAAACTTTCTTAAGATTGACAATAATTTATCTATTGTATCAGGTAAGTCCATTTGTTTTCTTACTAGATATCTTAAATATGTATTACCTTGCTTTACACCAGTAACTTCCATAGCAACAAAGTCTGCTGTATCTAAACCCTTGAAGGTGGCATCAATTGACAAATAAATTCTGTCAAACTTTCTAATCTGCTCATCAGTTGTCCAATGGTCTGCTATAGAATACTCTCCCCAGTCATCTGGTTTGAATAAGTTACCTTTCTCATTACTAGGATCGCCTTGAAACATAGAGTTAAATACGTGAGCACCTTCAGAAGCATTGTATGAGTCTCTAATAGTTTCTGCCCACGCAGCATCCTTGCCCATATCAGGACACACACCTTCACCAATAGCTCTTCCTAGTGGATCTTTCAGTACATTACTCTCAGTAGCAAGAGCTGCATAATTATAGTCTCCAACAATAAAATCTTTTCTGTGTCTACGGAGCCAACCTAATAGGTCATTTGTTACCCATCTAGTAGCCATGACTATGCATAAACTACCCGGATTACCTAAAAGACGAGTTTCAACTGTTGATTGAAAGGCTTCTATATTACGCTCAATCATTACTTCTGACATCGCGTCTTGCATATTTTTAATAGGGTCATCTATTACGATAACGTTACCAGTTTTACCAGTAACAACACCACCGATACCAGCAGAAGACATACCTCCGTTCGAACTTACATATAGTCTAGATACTTTGTCCAGTATCATAGTTTCCCACTCATCCTGAGACTGAACTTTATCATGTACTTTTACTCGTCCATGTGTAAGTCTCGGAGCATACTCTGTAAATTTGTCACGATTACGTCGACCAAATCGACCAGCAAAGTCTGAAGCATATCCCAATGTCAATACGCCTAGTCGAGGATACTTAGTCAGCAACCAAGATTGAAAAGACTCTGTAATTGTAAGGCTCTTTCCAACCTGAGGAGGTGCTGATAACAATATAAGGCCATACGGCATACGCTGATAGTCTGGTCTACTAGGGTCATACCCATGTGACCGATCAACTACTTTCTCCATACCCGGTTTAGGATTAGGTCCACGCTCAAATTCTCTCTGTAAGTTAGCAGCCATACTATAATGAAAAGGCGTCATAATATAGCCATAATTAACTGTCTGTAAATATGCTGGATAAGACCGCATACACTTTCTAATGACTAACTCACCATCAAGGCCTTCCCACGAAATCGTGTGCTCTCGTATCGCTTTAATCTCTTCAGTGGTTAGTGTGTCATATCCATACTCTTTCTGTAAATCAAAAAGACTACGCATTAGTCTTCACCATCCGTAGTCGCAATTCTGTTTTTTCTATGTGCAGCCAGTAGCATTAATTCTTCGTCGCTTAGTTCTTCATATTGTCCAACACCAATACTAATCTCTTCTTTTACTTTACCAGCAGTACGTTCTAATATAGTGTTTAATGAATTATTATCGAATGACGCTCTAATAATAGAAGCCTCTATCATTACTTCAGCCTTCATGGGTTTACGAGATAAACCTTCAGCATCTAAACGAGCTTGTACAGACTTAATAGCAGCTTTATATATTTCACTTTGGGGTGTCACATTTCCACGAGCATCTTCAAAGTCAACTAAAACTACTGCATCGGACTGCAATGATTTACTGATTAATTGTTTGAATGCTTTTTTAGCATATCTCTCATCAGTATATAGACTTTTATATTCTAATTCTTCTCGTCGGTCTTTGTCCATTTACTTCACCGTCTTTCTGCATTTTCCTAATCTATTATATTATATCTCTCGCAGTGAGTTTATCTGTTACTTTTACTGAAATGCAGTGAAAAAATTTTTTCAAAAATTACACCACGCGCGCGTATATATAAATATAGAAAGGAAAAAGTCAATACTTATCAAAATGAGCGGTATATAGCACGTTTAGTAGGCTTGTCTGTGCTGACTGTGCTCTCTGAGCTGTCTGTGCTGAGAGCAGTCCCCTACCTAATTGGGTAGGTAGGAAAGACCTGAAAAATTA